CCCACAGAAGATATCACGTTCCACTATCAACTTCTCAAAGCAAAACCCAAAATGGGCATCTGCAATTCAAAGATAGACCGCGAAACAATGATCAACTGTGAGTTATCCGGGGAAAGTCTTACGACTCTCCCCCGTTCGGGGAATGGGGAACCCTGCAAACCAAGACCCCCCATCTTGTCCAACGGATTGAACGCCTTAGCCGGTCTAGTAAACTGGCAAAGGAATTCGGTTTCGTTCCATTCTGGAAGCCGAAATTAATCCGAAAGACCTACAATGAGATTCAAACACTTGTTGACCAAGATGGTACCATGGCACCACCTCTCGATAAACTCTCTATTGACTGCTTCTACAAAGCTGCCTACATGACACAATGGTACTTACATACTATAAAGTTGTGGAAAGCATCTATTGAAGGGCTGGACTATGGGGAACACGCTAATCGTTCATTCTCGACCGCCATCTACAGTGTTCTTACTGAGGATGAGGCTTCGAAAGTGGTTGGACGGTTATGGATATACGCGCAATACGGGGTAATGGAAAAATATCTAAAATGGTCTACAGCAAATCTGTGGGCCACGGCTCTGAATCAATCTGAGCTCCCCCCGGCTCCTGACTTTGTCAGGAAGACCGGTGGAAATCCATATCTTTTCGGATCGCGCGACTGGGTGAAGTTGTGTAGTCGGGCAGCTATTAAGGGAAACCTAAATAAGGCATGCACAAAGATTATGATCACACTCACTAAGGATATATACATGACTAAGAACTGCTCTCTACCTGTGGAAGAGAACTTTGTACAGGAAAATCTAGACAAGCACAAGAAAATCATGTGCGAACCAAAGTCAGATGATCCTCTGTCACACCGAATGGAGCGGCTTATCTTAACCGCTATTCAACAATGCGCAGACGATATTTTCGGATCGCTACCGGTACAGGACGAATATACAAAGAAAAACGGAACAATTGTAACAGTTCCGTATGAACGAATGCCGCCTTCACGCATCCCTTCCTTGGGAGCCTCCGTAACACACGGGAGGCACAAGGGGGGCGCCGTCGGTGATCTTCTACAGACACACGGTGAGAATTACGAATTACCTGAACCACAAAACGGATACTTACATAGTTACTGTACATACAAAAACAGAACATGTGAGGTTCGAACACCCTACGACCCTGAGCTGTACTCTGAGGCTGAAAAAGCTTCAAAGCATGGTGCCTACGCCAAAGACTCTGTCCAGGCGCAAGTTGTACCACTTTTGGAGGCGTTCAAGGTTCGAACAATCACAAAGGGTGATGCCGACCAATATCACTTGGCACGGCGATGGCAAAAGGTGATTCACAGTAAGATGCGTCGGCAGCAGAATTGCAAACTGATCGGACAGCCCTGTAACAGCGCTTATCTTTCTCAGATTTTCGGCAATAGTCCCCTCTTCGTTAGAAACGAAAGTGGATACTTTGTCTCCGGAGATTATGAGTCGGCTACCGATCTACTGCATCCATCTTTGAGTGAATTCGCTAATGAGGCGATTTGCCAGAGATTGCGTGTACCCTTGGAAGATCAACTAGTTCTAAAGCAGTGCTTGACGGGACATGAGCTTAAATATACAGCAAAGGGACAATTGTACAAACAACAATGGGGACAATTGATGGGTTCACCCTCTTCCTTTCCGATCCTCTGCCTGATTAACTTGGCAGCGACAAAAGTCGCATATGAGGAATTTTTTCGGAAATGTGGTTTCCTCAAGGCGAAAGAATATCTCGTCTTGGAGGAGATCCCAATGTGCGTCAATGGTGACGACATTCTCTTTTGGTCGTATAACAATGACCATTATGAGACTTGGAAGGAGGTTACCCGTCAATGTGGACTGAAGTTTTCACTGGGAAAGAATTACACTCACAGAGATGTGGCTATAATTAATTCTCAACTCTTCTTCTTTAAGACAGAGACAAAACGGAAGTCTAAAATCGATCAGATCCATTCCCCACACAACTTGTTCTCACTTTCGGCATGTTATCAGCCGATTCTCCTTTTCAGGAATGAACGCACCCTTAATAGCCGCTTAATATGCGGTGGGCAGCGAAGTGTTGCTGTTAGCGGAGGGACGTTGGGTTACCAATCAATTGGGGACTACGACGAAACGATGCTTAAGGTCCTTGCGGATGAACTCGACACAAATAAAATCTGTGCTCGGACATACTGCGGA